GCTGGTGAAATCGGCCTGGGCGGTTTGAAGGCTCCTGAGTTCATTCGTATGGAAGCCGTGTACACGTACCCCAATGGTACGAACCACATGTACATCATCTTCCCTCGTGCCAACGTGTCTTCGAACCTGGAAATCGCGCTGTCGGCCACTGACAACGCTGCTCCGACCATCCAATTCGAAGCCAAGAGGGCCGATGATGAGGTCAGCGGAGGCAATGCTGTGTGGAACCAGAAGCCCTTAGGGCGTATATACTGGGACTAACTGTAACAATTGTGGCTACATGACCACAATGATGTTGACTTAAAGTGGACCCTCCTGTATTTTGAGATTACTCAGGTACAGGAGGGTTTTAAATTGAAAGATCCAAAGTTATGCACGATTGATGGTTGTGAGAGGGTAAGGACGTCCACACTGTATTGCCAGACGCACTATAGGTCTTTTCGGCTTTATGGTGATCCTTTAAAATTAAAGAAGAATCCTGTAGGTAGTGTATGCAAGCACCCGGGGTGCTTACTGAAACCCAGGGTAAAGGGTTTGTGTGATAAGCATTATTCTCGTTTGCAGCGGCACGGGTCAACTTATGTGACTAAATCTGATCCACGTGATATTTCGTTAAAAGAAAGAATAATGGGTAACGTACTCATTGATGATAATGGTTGTTGGTTATGGCAGAAAAGATTGAATCACGATGGCTACGGTATTATGTCTATACTAAGTAGGCACAAACCTGTTCATCGCATAGTATATCAAGAATGGATAGGGGATATACCAGAAGGAATGGAAATTTGCCATAGGTGTGATGTTCGGAATTGTTGTAATCCCAAACACTTATTTGCAGCAACCCACTTAGAAAATATGCAGGATATGGTAAATAAGGGGAGAGGGGCATCTGTGTCCGGTGAGAATAATCCCAGAGCAATTCTCACTGAAAAACAAGTAAGGTTGATATTTAAACGTCTTATAGAAGGAGAACATGTGGGCGATATAGCTGAATATTTTGGTGTTCCTAATAGAATAGTACACAATATAAAGAATTTGAAAGCTTGGAAAAGTGTGTTTGAAACTTTGCCCGTTTATGATAAGGTACAACTCAGAATGCGAAAACAAGGAAGAAACCTTCGCTTTATTGAAAAAATTTAAATTAACTTTTCACACAACCTATCTAATAGGAGATAGCAATGTCTATCACACCCCCGAATTTCCCTACCATGACTGTTGGCATTCGTAACCCGCGCCAAGTAAAAGTGTATCCTCTTTCTTTCGCTGATGCAAGAAAGCTCAAGTCTGTCATTATGGGCCTGATGCACAGTGTTCAGGAATTGAAGAAAGATGGTTTCGACATTCTTCAGATCGCTTCTTTCTCTGTGTCTGTTATCGAGGAAAACATCGGTGCTCTTGCTACTATGGTTCTTTCTGAGCCTGTAGAAGAGGAAGAACTTTCCATTGAGCAGGCCGCAGAACTCGCCAATCACATTTATGAAATGAACGAGGGAGCGGTAAAAAACTTTTTGGGTCTTTGGAAGAAGTTTCGGACGGTGACACCAAAGACCGAGAAGTAATAACCGTTGATGAAGTAATCTGTTTAGTACTTCACGAATACCCGTTCACAAATATTTCTCATTTCACCGCATCTTACAAAGATGGGGGTCTTTCCGAACCTCAAGTGGAAACCCTATACTATGAAGCCATTCAGCGCATCAACAGACAAAACTCCCTAACTGCGAGCTTTCACGGATTAGAAATATCTGATAGTGCTAGTTCATCGGGCTCGGGAGTAGTAAAGGCAAATGAGCTTCCTCCCGGTATAAGCAACCCAAAAACATTCGTGTTTGGAGATCCAGAGTCTTATAAGAGCATGTCAGAGGATCAAAAAGCACAACTGACTCAGGAAATGATGGGGAACCATCAAAATTGGGTAAGCAGCCGTGATAAAAAATCAGCGGTTAGGTAACAATAATGAGTGATCAAGTTAAACAGCAAGTAATGGTAGAGTTCGTAGGGGCTCTTTTACCTTCCCTTGAGAAAGCCTTTGCAGAAGTAATAAACTCTGTGAAGGCTTTGGGTTCTGCACATAAAGGCGTGAATGCTGAGATTGAGAAGACGAATAAGACTCTTGGCAAGAATGCTGTGCAGGGCCGGGATTTTGCGGCACAGACCGAAAAAGTTGAAAAATCACAGAGTAAGTTTAGGAAAACTCTCTCTGAATTGGGGAAGGACTACAAGAAAAACGAGGCAGGTCTTACTTCCGTTGCTTCTGCTTTTGGCTACTATGCTCGTGGTGTTACTAACGGTAATAAATCCATTGATGTTGCGAAGCGCAGCACTGATAGGTACATGTCGGCATTGATGGGAACTAATTCGGTTCTCATGGCTTCAGACAAAGCTTGGGGCAGTTGGGCGAAGACTGTAAAGTTTAAAACCATTAAAGATGCAGAAGCTAATGGTCAGATCAAGCTGACCAAAGAAGGCATCCAGCTCCTTAATACTGAGGCAGGGAAGGCTATCGGTTTAAGTACCAAGCAAGTAAAAGCCATACAGTCGTCTTCCCTTGCACAGGATATTTATTCTAAAAAACTTCGGGAAGCAAAACTTATAGGTGGTGATTACCTTAAGTCTTTTGAAGCTATGTCCAAGGCCCGCGGTGTTTCAGACAAAGCGATGGCTGGCTGGTCCAGGTCTTTGGAACAGGCCAATAAAGGGCTGAATACCTTCCGTGTTCGTGCTGATTCTGCAAATGGTGTGACTAAGGCTATGGTCGATAACATCAGCCACGCTGCGGTTGCTAATCAAATTTTAAAGGAAAATATTAAAGTATCTGGAAGTTCTCTGAAGATTTACAATGAGAACGGATTGAAAGCTTTGGGCATCACGGAGGAACAAGCTGCAAAGATGAAGATGCTGGCCAGCACTTATGGTGCGTATGGTTCTACTCTTCAGAAAATGCGGAGCACGAATGACGCAAACTTGAAGTCCTTTACTGCGCTCACGGAAAGGTATGGTAAAGGTGACGCCAGTGTTAAGATGATCAACAAGGCGTTGACTGAAACTGACAAAATCATTTCTTCCAAGGTTCTGGTGCAGCAAAACAAGCTCAATGAGTCTGTAGCTGCTGGAACAATGACCAGAACGCAAGCGGACAGAACTTTACGCAAGTATAAAGACAGTCTTGATAAAGTAGGTATTGCTTCAGGCATTGTAAATACCCATCAGGCAAATCTAGCTTACGGTGCTAGGCAGTTTGGAGCAGAAGCAGCGAAAGCCGCACAGTACGGTAAGAAGTATCAGGATGCGCTTGCTTGGGGCAAGTCGGAACACGGTGGCCCTAATGCTAAAGAATACAAGGATTTTGCCGCCGCACTTGCTATGACAGAAAAATCCATTATTAAGACTGGCAAAGCTATGAATGATGCCGGTAAAAATGGTGATGCTTTTGTAGCTACTGCGAATAGGCAGCATTTAGCTACAAAGGTTTTTAAAAGACAGTTGGATATTCTGAATGGTACTCTTGGCAATTCACACCAGTACCTGAAGCCTATGGTAACTCAGGGCAATAATCTTGCTGCTGTTCTCGATAAGCTTGGTACCAGCATGATGAACGTTGCCAAATATGCGGTAGGTGCGTTCGCCTTTTATGGTGCTGTAGGTGTTATAAGTTCGGTAGTGACACAGATTGCAAGTTTTGATCAGTCATTGAAGGACTTACAAGCTATTACCACAGCTACCGACCACCAAGTAGAACTTTTCGGAGAAACCATTAAAGATGTTTCGAGAGAAACAAAGTTTGGTGCTTCTGAAATTGCAGATGGTATGAAGAACTTGGGACAGGCAGGTTTCAGTGCTGCTGAGACTATGGTGGTTATCGGTGACGCTGCTATGCTTGCTACTGGTACCTTGTCTGACATGACCACAGTTGTTGACTTGTTGACTACCACTATTCGCGCCTACCATTTGGAAGCCACAGAATCAGGGAGGCTTACGGACCTTTTTGCAAATGCAATCAACAGATCAAAGCTTACTGTGGACAAATTGCGAGTTGCTTTCAACTATCTTGCATCAGTCGCGGATAAAGCGAATATCAGTGTTGATGATTCTGTCACACTTATGGGTATGCTTGCAAATGCGGGTGTTCGTGCGAGTACTATTGGTACTAGCTTGCGACAGATCATTGAGGGTCTTGTTTCCCCAAATAAGAAGTTCGAGGACGCTGTTAGGTCTGCTGGTTACACTGTAGATCAGTTCGTTATCAGCGAACTTAATCCTTTGGAAGATGTTATCAGAAGATTGCAAAAGGTTGTACCAGATGCTGCCGCTGCCTTTGAGTTGTTCGGTATTCGTGGTGCGCCTGCAATATCTGCAATTACTTCTGCCGGTGTGTCTGGATTCACTACGATGAAGGAGTCTATGCAAGAGGCCGGTTCCGCTTCTAAGATGGCTGAAATTCAGATGGAAGGTCTTGCAAATAAAGCTAAGAACATGAAGGATAGGTTTGAGCTTGTTTCCATCGCTCTCGGGGAAGCAGGATTGAAAGCTGCGTTAGAAGTAGTAATAGACCTTGGTCGTGGTTTTGCTACGTTCTTGGAAGAGTTTCTGAGTAATGCGGTAGGTAAGGTGACTGTAAGTATTATTGCTTTGGGCAGTGCTGTGGCTATACTTAACCTTGCAATAAAAGCTTTTCTTGGGCTTTCTTGGGTCAAGTCTTTATCTGCTTTGGGTGCTGCCGCTGCCGGTTCTGCTGGGGGTATGGGCGTACTTACCGCGGCTGTTGTTGGGTTGCGTGTAGCTCTTACTTCCCTTTTCATGACTCCTATGGGTTGGGCGGTGCTTGCTGCGGGTGCTTTGGTAGCTACTGCCGCTTATGGTAAGCTCAACAAAGAAATGAATAGTTATTTGAAAATAGCGGAAAAGAATAAGGCGGCTATAGATAAAGAGATCAGCCTTGCGGATAAGAAGAAAAATGCGGCGAATGCCCTCATTTCTGTGTTAAAAGACAACACTAAAACCGAGACGCAAAGAGCAGTAGCACTTGACAGGCTTATCGGCCTTGGCGTTGAGGTTGAGGGGGTGATCAGGAACGAGGCAGGGGCCATTACGAATCTTGACGATGTGATTAAGAAGGCCGTGCCTGCTGTCAAGGCTTACGTAGATGAACTTGAACGTATGAACGAAAGAAAACGTGCCGAGCAGATGCTTGGTGATATTTCTGCTTTCTTGAAAACAGAGGAAGAGTTCAGTGCTGCGTTGGTAAAACAGAAGCAAGATGCCGACAAAATGAAGAAAATCGATTATGATCCTCACATGTCCTGGATCATTGACGATAGTGCCTTCGAGGATGTTGATAAGCTTGTTGATGATCTGGGGGACAATGTTGAAGCCACAGGACAGAAAGTTACTGAGCAGCTTAACAGTTGGACCTCCCTTACTAAGGAAGCTTATACTGCTCGGTTACAAGCAGCGGGCATGAGCAAAGAAGCTGCTGAGGATGCCGCTAAGAATTTTGATGCTCTGGATTCACATTACTTGAAACTGTGGTATAATCAGATTCAAAATTTGGGTGATTTTAAGGAAGAGTATAAAAAAGCTTTTTTGGAAATGATAAGAATGTTGGATGAGGCTGCGGAAAGATTTAAAAACAGCCCAGAAACCAGATTAAAAGCTATACAACAGCAAGCACAGACGGATATCAATAAACTCAAGGAAGGACTTAAAGACCTTGATGCTCCCGGCAAACCAAAGAATTTACAGACATACACAGAACAACTACAGAAGCAAAAGGAAATACTTACAGGTATTCGTGCTATAAATGAAAAGGGTGCTGCGGATACTAAGGTAATACCGTCCCTTGGTATAGAGGCCGCGGAAGATGCTTTAAAAGCTTTTGCAGCTTCTACGGAAAACGAGACTGCGGATGCACAGGAGAAGATATCGGAAACTGTAGACAGTATGATATCTTTTCAGGATTTAATAACGGAATCACAGAAAATAGGCTTGGATAATAGAAAAGCTGCTTTAGAGTTAGCGAACGCCCAACACATAGGGAATGAGCACGATACCGCCAATGCTATCTTAGATATAAAGAGGCAGCAGTACGCCCTGGAACTGAAAGCCAAAAAAGAACAAATGGCTTTACTCAACGCGGAAACTCCTGGGGAAGTTGAAAAGATCATGAAACTCCGCAACGACATAGCTTCCATTGAGGTTGATATGGCTGGCATTACTGCGGAGAAAGTGGCTAATGCAGAAGCCAAACACGCGGAAGAAAGGGAGAGAGCAGAGCAAAACCGCGCGTTTGAGCATAACATGAATCTTTTGGAAATAGATGCGACTTACTGGGAAGATAAAAATCTGAAGGAGCAGGCAAACAGAACTGCCACCATAGCTTACTTGGATGAAGAGATCCGTATTCTTGAAGAACACAAGAACGCGAAGATCAAAAAGGGCCAGGAAGTTTTTGATGAAGAACAAAAGCTTCGTGAGCTTTCTTTGGAAAGGAAGCAAGAAGTTCTTGACCAAGAAACGCAGATGAAGATAAACCAGAAGGAACTGGAAACTGATCTGGAATCCGCGATCATCGGTAATCTGGAAGCAGAAGGAAGTGAGTTTGGGGATTATGATGCCCAGAACCTAGCATTACAGATGAAGCAAGAACAAGAAAGGAAGCAGTGGGAAGAGCATTACAAGAATCTCCTCGCAGATAAGACACTGTACGGTCAAATAATGCACCAACTTGATCTCAAGCACCAAAGGGAGCGTGACGCTCTTATTCGTGTACAACAAGCTGCGGAATATGCGAAGAAAGCAGAGTTCTTCGGTGAACTATCGGGTATGATGGGAGAATTTTATGAGATTAGTAATCAGAAGGCAGTAGGGTTTTTCTACGCACAGAAAGCTTTGGCGGTAGCAGAAATCCTTATGAACACTCATGCGGGCGCGGCGAAAGCCTACGGTCAGTTTGGTCCTTTCGGTATACCCATGGCAGCACTCATCACGGCAATGGGTTATGCGAAGGCAGGCATGGTCATGGGCCTTACGGTTGCACAAGGAGTGAAGGGCTTTGCGGACGGCGGTGAGATCGGCGGCTATTCCCCTACCCCCAGAGCAGACAACGTGCCTATCATGGCCACCGCTGGTGAGTTCATGCAGCCTGTAGCTGCTGTGGATTATTATGGCAAAGGCGCAATGGAAGCAATAAGGACTCGCGCTATTCCCAGGGATGTATTATCTTCCTATGCTAAGTCTTCTTCGAAATCAGGAGGTTCTAGGTTTGCCGATGGCGGCGGAGTGGAACCACAAGCATCTGGAGCAGAAGGCAGCAAAGAGGCGCAAAGCTTGAACATTGTAAACGTTCTGGATCCTGGTATGTTTGATCAGTATATGTCTTCTCATTCTGGACAGAAAACAATTATGAATGTTTTGAGTAGAAATCCTCAAGTAATTAAAAATATAGTGAAGAGCTAGGGGGGACTATGGCGTTACTTAAACAGCAGCTAGTGAGGGGCGTAACTGGCCCTGGAAGTGTGTTTGATACTATAATTGATTTTTTGACAGGTGATCCTTTAACACCTGGTAGGGATTGGGCTGTTCATGCTGATTGGCGTCCTGCTTCCGGCCTAGTTACAGAAAATTATCAACAGCACAGGGTCATTCTTCGAAATACAGGAAAATCAGATAATGAGAATATCTATATAGGTATTTGGGCATCCTACCAGAGCGCAGGTATTGAAGCTTGTATCGTTTTGAAGGCTTTCACCCATTTTAATAATTCTATCAAACCGGTGCAAGATGGATCTACGTATTCTACAAGTTTTCACGATCAAACGTACGGTAACGGTCACGGAAATACTTACCAAAGGTCTGCTATTCCTTTCAAGACAGATGAATCAGCATTGCCGGAAAGTAAGCCTCCTGTTGAGCTTTGGGTGTATTCCAACAAGGCAAGAGTTATAATCGTTATTAATACTGAGGGCCGTTTTGCAAATGGTTATGTTGGTCAGTATATTCGACATTTGACACCACAGGAAGTTCCTTACCCTCTGGTGGTTCTTGCTGATTCCTTCAACGGAGGAAGCGGTCACAACGATATACTGTGGAGTTCTTTTTTGGGGTACGCTACTATTGATTGGAATGGGAGAACATGGAATTCTAATAGGCGGAATCTGTGTTTTGCTCAACACGGCAACTGGAGTTTTGCTACGGCAGACACGAGTTACAGGCATTTTTCTTGCAACAGAATACATACTCCGCTTGGTTGGAGTTACGATTGGTTGATGGATCCTACACAGCCAGATTCATCAACATATAACATTGTTTCAGGTACTCACTTCAACTACCCTGATGGGGGTTTTGAGATGTTGTTGTTTCCAATTAATATGTATGCTTATACAGCATCCCAAGCCAGTTTGTACCTTTTGGGACAGCTTGATGGTGTGTACTGGGCACCCAATCAGAGGAATACCATTTTATCTGAAGTAGGCAGTGGTGGTGACACAATTATATTCCCCGATTTAAATAGAACAAACTGGAATAGCTGGATGGCACTAAAGGATGAATTATGATCAGCAAAAAATTCACATTCTTGAATGTAGGCAACCAGGCAACGTTTCTGGGCAATATTAAAGAAAGCATCGATGCTGCGAATATTGGCACTGACTACGGTTGGGTAATAGATAGTTATGCTTCCGGGGATGATGGCTTGATTATGGCACATTCTTTTGGTGCCCACGGGAATCAGAATTTATTCTATTCCATAAAGCTCAGAAATCCAAACAGTGGTACTTCCCACATCCATATATGCGGACAAACAGGGTATGATTCTGGACAAGGTTATGATGTACAGCCGGGAAAATTCACTGTGGAAACAATGGGATTGGCGCCCGAGTGGAACGGAATTTCTGATAACTCAACAGGAGCAAATTATTTAAAAACACCCACAACAAAACAGGTGATATTCGTCAATAAGCAGAATATCCATGTTTTTTGGGAAGGAGAAATAGCTCTACTTAATGGGACGGTTTATCCTGTTTGGTGGCATTTCACTATAGGTGCTATGGATTCTTTTTTTCCAGAAACAGAAACCATATTAAATTACGTGGATGAAACCGTATGGTCGGGGCGTGGCTGGTCTAGTAAAAACTGGATGGGTGGTTGGGGGTATTACCCTAGACAGTACACAACAAACAGCTTTTACTGGCATCCTAGACCCAGCTGCGGTCTTCTGTACAAACAACCTTTTGATCCTGTACCGGTGAACAAAGATTTTTTTACCTCAGCAAACTCATCGGCATTACCGATGAAATCTTCTCCTAGGTGGTTCTCCACATTACATTACAGAGATAGCTATAATTATTATAGCTACAGTTCACCTAATAATTATAGCTATGGTTCCTGGGATTATAGTAGTACAGCTTGGAGAACACCCTGCACGTACACAAGAGGAACTACATATAATACTTCTTTTGTTAAGCACTACATGAATAAACCTATAGTCATACTTTATGAGTATTTGGATGCTGAGAACATTTTTCAATATCCAATAGCCTATCTCCCCTACCAGGCAATTTATATGGGAGGTCTTCTGAAAGGGGATGATACAGTTTCTTTTGGTACTCGTAATTTTGGTGTGTATCCTACTTTCAGGAACGGAAATGCTTATGGCATGGCTATCGAATTTATTGAGGGGTAATTATGCTTTTAGACATAAATCCCATCTTTGCATCTCATCCTCTGCCGGATGATAAAAGGGTTATCTTGGGAACTCCGTATTCTTGTTATAATTTTGGTGAGGATATTGGGTTCCCATACAATACACAGGAAGGTTCTATAGGAGTATATAAAAATACATGGAACCCTAATACTGTTGCTCCTAATTTCTGGGATATTATTAAAAATCAAGTTCATATTTTCCCTGCACTGAAAGTGGATTTTGGTTTAGTGTTGTCTCAGCAAGAAATCGAATATTATATTTGGAATGCTTGGACAGACAAAAGTGCAACCATTAAAGAACCAGTTCTTGTTGGTGATTTTGGAACTACGTTCATATTTTACACGGCTGGGGATTTCACACTACAGCCTGGTTATGGTACTGGCGGTATTCTGACTGTTTTTGTAGAAGGACCAATAAGCTCTGCTACAGATTTCCAAATAGAAGTTACAGTGGACGGGATGATACCGCTGAACTATCTTTTGGAAACAAAGGCAACACGAATTATTGTTTTTCCTTTCTGGGCTGATTGGAATGATCCAGTGAAGTTCAAAATGGGTTTTTCCACAGTGATGACGAAAGATATAAAGAATCGGGAGCAGCGGCGACCTTTAATAACTAAACCACAGAGGTCTATTTCCTTTTCGCACGTTGAGAAGTTTAGGGGCATGATCAGCAACGCCCTAAATTTTGCTGGAAGTAAAACTATTGGTGTGCCTATTCTCCAGGAGATATTCCACGTTTCCGACATTACAGATGGTATGACTACCGTTCACATGCACGGAGCAGTGAGTGACCATTGGAATTTAAATAGATATTGCGATTATATTTGCCTTATAGAAAGGACTACAAACAAACTGGTGGCAAAAAAGATAGTGTCCCGCACTGCGGACAAGATTGTGGTTGAGAATCCTATACTTGAGGAATTTCCGAATATTTCGGATGTTTATGGTTTCCCCATGATTATAGGATATTTCAAATCTGCCAAACCTAAAGTTTTAAGTGGGAAGCTTCTTAAATGGAGCATGGAATTAGAGGAAATGCGCGGAGAGAACCAGCCGCCTTTGGTGGGTGTGCCCGCTCTTCCTTCTTCTCTTTCTACAGGTTTCGATTGGGAAGATACTGTAGGTTTTGAGCAAAAGATTTACCGGGATATTGGTGAGTTCTTAGGTACTGCTCAGTTGATTTATCAGAAATTCCCGTATGGTGTTAATCATCCTCAATCTTTCTCTGGAACTTTCAAATTAAAAACAAAACAGGAGATTTACTCTTTTCTTGATTTTATCTGCGGATCTAAAGGAAGAGTAAAGCAATTCGAATACTTGTGGCCTGTGAGTGGTTTCAATGTGATTCGGGGCGAATACCAGGGTGTTAATCAGTTGCGGGTACAAAATAACGCATTTGCTGAACAGTTCAGCGGTATGGTTAATAAGAAGATAAGGCTCCGCTATAGGGGCTACACTCTCGAAACTTCTATATCTGGAGTTTCCACAAATCAGAATTACACAACCATTACCATGCTGAATCCTACAACCTTTCAGATTTTTGATGAAGATTGTGACAACGTTTACATCGAACAGTATAAGAATGTTCGGTTTGACTTGGATGAGTTCACTTTAGAATTCACTTCAGGCAATACGGCTAAAATAAATATAAGGTTTGCGGAGGTCTACGTATAATGGCTATACCATCCTCTTATTTCTCCAGTACCGCTGTTGATGAGTTTGCAGAAGTCTATGAATTCTTTGACGGAGAAGCTTACTCTAGGTATACAACGTATCAGGACCCCATAACTTATCTAGGTTTTCAGCATAAACCTGTGCATATAAAAAGGGGTACTATAAACAGAAACACTACATTTGAGCAGGTAACTTGCGAAATAACAGCACCGCTTACAGAGTCTTTAACTCGGTATGTTTCCAACTACCCCGTTGTTCCTACGAAAGTAAAGATTACACGAGGAAGAGTGGCCAGTTTTGATACTGTGAATATCAATATTTTCACAGGCGTAATAAAATCTGTACAGATAGAGGGAATTTACGCTGTCGCTCAGTGCGTGTCTTTGGGGTCAATCTTAGATGCTGTGTGGCCTAAGGACATACACTCTTCTTTTTGCCAGAACTCTCTTTTTGATAACAAATGCCGTTTATCTGCTACGGATTACATGCTTAACTTTGTAGTCCAGAGCTTTACAGGGAAAGGCGGGATTGTATCTACAGATATCGGTGCAAACGGTAGTTTGTACACTGGCGGATATGTAGCGTATTTGAATGATTTCAGGTGGATAACACTTGGAGAAAACAACACTTTTAATCTTCATGTTCCTTTTGATTCTAAGGTGGTTGTAGGCTCCGTACTGCGTGCATACCAAGGCTGTTCAAAATCTGCTATTGATTGTAAGAATAAGTTCAACAACATAGAGAATTTCGCAGGGTGTGCTTACATACCTTCAGATAACCCGGTACTGTGGGGATTTTAAAATGCTTGTCCCTTATTTTTGTAATCCTGATAATTGGAAGAAGTTCAAAGAAGAGCTTCTTTCCTGGGAAGGAACGCCCTACGCACATTACCAACGAGCGAAAGGGTATGGTGCGGATTGCACCATGTTTATAGGACAAGCTTATGTAAATATAGGTATTTTGAGTACACTCACTTACGATTACTACAGTAGGGATTGGCACGAGCACACAGATAATCCTATAGTGGAAGATTCTATACGCAAGAATTTTAATGAGAATCTTGTAAATAAAAATTTGAGCTTTAAGAAGGTTTTAAATTCTGATCAGGATTATGTTCGTGGTGATTTCATACTGATCGCAACAGTGAAGCAGTCACTATCTAACCATTGTGCCATACTCCTTGATGGGGATAATAAAATGATACACAGTATCAATCATGCGGGTGTGGAAGTTACCCATTACGTAAAGTGGTGGAGAAGGCACACCCGATACAAAATTCGTCTTTTTGAGGAGAAATAGTATGGTCACAGGAATGATCGTGGGTATGGCTATCATGGCTGTGGTTGCCGTAGGAACATATTTTTTATATAAGCCCAACATACAACAACCATCCGTTAAGGCTTCTGGCCTTGATGATTTTAACATAACAAGAGCTACTGAGGGATCACCTTATCCTGTCGTGTTCGGAAGAGTGAAGATATCGGGAAATATTCTTTGGTATGGTAATCTGAAAGTAAAGAAACAGAAGTCCAAAAGCGGCGGTAAAGGTGGTGGCAGTAAATCCACAACTACCGGTTACCAGTATTATCTTGATTGCTGGCAATCCATATGCATAGGACCAGCAAGGCTTTTGGGGGTCTATAAAGAAAATAAGCAGTTCATTACTTCGGAAATAAACCCCACGTGGTCCGGCATTATGGAGGGAGTAGAGCAAGGGGCAGAAACAACCAGCCTTGTTCTGAATAAAGGAGATGGTAACACAAATTTTACACTTCCTTTGGAATACTTTGCTCCTGTAAGTGGGGTGTGTACACTTTTGATGCGTAAAGTATTTTGTGGTTCCGGTACGAGCTTTCCTACATTTCATTTTGTGGTAGAGAGTAATCACACATATCCTTGGGCAAATCCTAATAATGGTGTTAATCCTGCCAATGCTATCTGGTACATACTTACCACTGCTGGTGTCAAAGGCACTGATATTGATACCTCTTCCTTTGGTCTGGCTGCGACATACTGGAACAACAAGGGTTACGGTATTAATCTAGTAGTAGGTAATCAGGGTAAAGTTAGAGAAAAGATAGAGCAGATACTTACTCCTTTGGGTGGTTTTTACTTTGAGTTCGGAGGCAGGCACTATCTTAACCCCTCAAACCCTTACGAAGCTTCCTATGGTTCTATAGAGGATGAATTCATAAAATTTACACTTTCCAGAAGATCCTGGGAAGATACAATAAATGATATCAAGGCCACGTTTACAGACGAGTCTAAGGATTTCACTGAAAGAACGGCAGTTGTGCAGAATTCGGCATCTGTGAACTTGTTGGGAAAAATTTATACTAAAACCTATGATTTAACAATGTTCCGCACTTTGGGAGCAACACAGAAAAGGCTGGCGGACTTAATAAAATTTGAGAGTTACCCGTATGCTGAGGTAGAGTTTACAACTTCTCTACGCTACGCTGATTTGAATGAGGGTATGATAGTAAATTTGACTAACACACAAATGGGGTTAGGAAATGCTTCCTTCCGCATTGTAAGAAAGAATTACGAGAATATTGACTCTAACGAGATTATTTTCAATGGTGTTCAGGTTGTTGAATCTTTGTTTGATGATAAGTGGGTTGATATCGGAACAGGTTCTTCTACCTGGGCGCGTGAAGTTCAAAAGCCTATACCGCTAACAAAAACACGTATAATGGAAGTTCCGAGAACGGTTCTTACTGATTCTCCTACCATTCTTGTTCTTGCTGCTAGGGAAACTGAGTACGAGAATTTGTTTCACTTGTACTACTCGGCAACTGGAGAGGATTACAGCCTTGCAAAAAGTTTTGGTGAGTATTCGATGTATGGTACTCTGAAGGTAGCATATACATCATCCACGTATGACATAGATGATACGGTAGGCATTGTTTTCACCCCTTTCAAGCTTGAGTATGATATACCTTCTTTGAGTCGTGCAGGTCTTTTTAGTGAAAACCGTTTTCTCGTGATTGACAATGAGATCATGAAGTTTCAGACAGCAACGCTAAATGATGACGGTACAATAACGCTCACAGGGGTAGTCAGGGGCGTTATGAACACTACAAAGGCCGCTCATAGCGCGAACGCTGGCGTTTGGATAGTTGACGATCCGGAATGCACTTATACACCATCTAGTGGTGTTATTGCCGGGTACTACAAGATAGCACCTGCCAACTTGATGGGGGCAATACCACTGTCTTCCGTATCCGCCATTACTGTCGGTCCTTCTTCCTTGGCTTTGAATCCTTTTTCTATATCGAGGGTAAATGGCAGCAGGTCTGGCGCGGAAGTAGTGTTCACAGTTTACGTCAGGGATATGACACCAGCTGGTGCCGGTGTTTCGCCTTCTACTACTTTCTTCTTAGAATCGGATACGGATGTTGTGGTTGAATGGAAACTGAGCACCGGCACTGTGTGGAATGTTCTTCCTGTACAAGTAGCTACTTTTTCAGTATCTAATGCAGCAGGCTTTACGGTCAATGTTCGCGCAAAAGAATTTGGAAAATACTGCGCTACGGTGAATCTAGCTGTAGGAACGACCGATGGAAATTATACGGTTTAGGGGGTTTCATGGCTATTCAGAGTCCAAGTAAACTGGAGACGATAGATTACGGTCAGCAGTGGTGGCAGCATATTTTTAATGCAAATGCACAGAAAGAGAATGAAATTTTTAATAAACTACAAGGTCTTTGGGATGGGACAGCTACAGAAGGACAAGTAGCTGTCTGGGACAGTGCTATTGGTAAATGGAAACCTTCGGCTGCGCCATACCCCGTTCCACAATCCGCAGTAGCATTAACTATCGGGACAGGGGCGGACACCACAGTAAACACTGTTTCGGGGAAGTTCTTTACCATAATTATCAGCAAAGTTACGAATTTTGTATTCACTAATTTTGTAACTGGTATGGTGATTGATCTAGTACTGACTCAAGATGCTACAGGTGGATTTGTTCCCACATTTGCTAGTTCTGTGGTGGTAGGAACAATTAACACAGACCCTAATATCAGCACATGGTTGAGAATATACAAAATTGATACTACGATCATGGTAAACGTGGTAGCAAACTTTACATTGTAGAGGTACTTATGGCTATAGATTTGGATGTAAATTCCTTTACTGAATTAAACAATAATATCATAGATATTAATAACAAGACTGCCCCTTTAGCGAACATGGTGTTGAACCCAGTGCCTGTGGGGAGTACCAATAAACTTGCGGTGAAAAGAGGCACGACCTGGAATATCGAAGGAGAAGAAGTTTATAACGGAAGGGTTCAAAACTTCGGTGATATTTCTGGGAACATATCTTTGGATATGGATGGTGCTGGTTGCAGAACAGCCATGATAGCCGAAGTGGTAGGAGACACCTTCATTACGGGTTTTGGGGATAATTTTTCTTCTGGCGTTGTGTACGTTTTGTTTTTGCGGCAGGATTCTATTGGAGGGCATAGCGTTCGTTGGCCCTATGGTGCTTCTATTCTGGGCATGACAGGAACAGACCCTGATCAGCTTACGGAAGTCTACATCGTCAAGCTGCCCAATGGTAAAGTGTTTATTAAGTGCAAGGCTTTTCAGAATACTGTAGAGATCGGTTCTATCATAAAAGAATTCGAATATCCAGCATCTACGTATCCAGAGGATGGCGGAAATGCTCCTATCAGTTTTACTTGGGCAAAGAATCCAGAAATAGCGTATGGTGGAACACTGGCAGGGTTGTATTCTGACTGGGAAGTAGCCAGTGACGAATTATTTACCGTTTTGATGTTTTCGTCTTATGGTAATACGGTTGATTTGTACTCTATAGAGGTTGTGCTTTCACAGTCTGGTTTAGCATACATGCGTACTAGGTACGGTGGAGAAATAGGTGGTACACCTGTTGTAAGTCCTTGGGAGCAAATGTCTGTTCAGGTTTCGGGTGTTCCTCCGCTGTGGACACCCTCAGAGATCACAACGGCGCTGTGGATCGACGCCTCACAGAGTGACACGATCACAGATTCGTCCGGGGTGTCTCGCTGGGATGATGTTGATGGGAGCATCTACGCACAACAGGGGACTGTCGCTAATAGGCCGGTGCTTGGGACTGATGTTGTCAGCTTTGACGGAGCAAACGATAACTTGTACCTGTCAGACCCTGGTTTTTGTAACGCTATCGGCAGCCTGCACATCTTTATGACTGGCAATATTCCAGCGAACTCTGGCACAGACTACAGGAGGCTGTTTGCCGCTACGGTGGCGTCTGGCCTTTCGATTCGATCATATTTGGGCGTCCGATCAAATACTATCACTGTTGGGCAACGCAGACTGGATACGGACTCGTTTGCGGCGAAGGAAACGCCATACACGGCAACTGGCAACGCAATCGTCCGCGCGCACCACAACTGGCAAAATGCTCAAGTAGGCGTGGCAATAAACGGTGCAGACATCTCATATGGCGCGACCGGGCACTCATCCGGGGTGACGGCTGCAACCAACTCCGCATACGTTTCAATAGGCGGCGTCAACGGAGACACAAATCAAAGTACGGCAGTCGGCCTTTATGAGATGGTTTGCGTTATTGGAGAGCTGTCAGACGCCAATGCCCGCAAAATCGAGGGCTATCTCGCCCACAAGTGGGGACTTGTTGCCAACCTTCCTGCTGATCACCCCTACAAATACGCACCGCCCAGAAAGTTTACTGGATCTGGTTGGGATCCTTCCGCAGTGGATATGGACCTGTGGTTAGATGCAGGGGATCGTACAACATTAGACGTAGTTGCTAGTAGGGTTTCACAGTGGAGGGATAAAAGCGGAAAGGATAGACATGCGGATAGTGTAGAAGCAATTACGGATCCGTACTTTTCTGAAGAAGGGCACTGCGTATATTCTTACGGGTCTGGATTAAGATTAATTGGACTTTTTAATGGCATAGCAGATGGTACGGTAAATGAGTACACACTTTTTGCGGTAGCTCGGCCTAAAAAAGTAAGTTCAACGGTTTACGGTGAATCTGTTTCTGGTGTTAGATATTTTACTGGCGATGCAAACCACAACGGGCTTTTCCGCCCGCAAGGAAATACTGGAAGCCCCTCCGGGCCAGTAGCTCCTGTTTTCAGTTTAACCACTAATGGTATGGTAAGCACAGAAACGCGCAGGGACTTGGCCCCAATCATTACCAGCCTGTCACACAGTTTGGGCCAAAATCCAGGTATTGCCTTTTTTGAAAGAAAAACTACAAGAGAAACACGCAAAGGTATAAATGGTTCAAGGGCAGCTGGAGCCACTGGGTCGGTTACAAATTTATCTTGGTTAAATTTTGAGGTTCCTACATGGTATACCACTTCTTCAAAATGGAACGGTGACATTTACGAAATAATTCTTGTTTTTTCTGGTAGCCTGGAGGAAGAAGTTTTACAAAAAATCGAAGGGTATCTTGCCCATAAGTGGGATGCTTTATTAGGGATAACCACAATAACAGAATCACTCCCTTCCGACCACCCCTACAAGTTATCATCTCCTTCCTCTATAAAATATGAAACAGACACTACCACCATTATAGCTGGCAATTTACTAGAAGGCACAACCGGATTAGCTATATCCAAAGTTAATGGTGATGCCTTAAATCTGGGCGTACAAGTAGCCGGTACTTCCGGGGGTCTTTTTCAGGTGTATGCTAATGGTTCTTGGACATTTTACCCCAATGACGAATTTGGTGATCTTTTTGTTCCGGATACGTTAGATAGCTCCGCATCCTACCATACTACGGATGGTGTGAATGAAGTTTCTAAAACGTTGACGGTTACAGTTTCAGGGGCAAGTGGTATTGCCTGGACCCCTTCTGATATAACAACGGCGCAATGGCTGGATGCGGCAGATGGTTCGACAATCGTTTTTTCTACCGGCAGTTACGTTCAAACCTGGCAAGACAAGAGCGGAAACTCAAGGCACATGACCCAGACGGGGGGAGATTCCCTTCGTCCGATTCTCGTACAAAACGCATTAAATTCCCTGCCCGTACTAAGATTTGACGGGTCCAACGATTGGCTCTCAACTTCTGCGCTGTGGTCAGGCAATCAAGATGGTGCGGCTTTCGTTGTTTACACACCCCGATCAACCACGACGCTAAACTCACTCTTTGGGCAGGCCGCAAACACAAGCACTAGTGCAACCTGGCGACTGTTGGCAGTCAGGGGCAATACGGGGAGTGGCGATCCCTACTTTAATGGTTATGGTTCTGGCGACATAACGGAAAATAACACACCCACACTAACAACAAAAATCGCTGTGTGGACACATATTGCTGGCGTGACTAGCCTTTATCGTAATTCGGCACTCGTAGGATCAAAAACACAAACATTGAACACTTTAACTGGTGGCGGGTGTGTAATAGGTCGGCGTGGTTTCTATAACGACCAATTCCTAAACGGCGACATAGCCGAAATAGTAGCGTTTACCTCCGCAATAACTAACGAAACTATGCAAAAGATCGAAGGGTATCTCGCCCACAAGTGGGGGCTTGTTGGCGATTTACCTGCTGACCACCCCTACAAAAATAATCCTCCGATGAGTCCTCCACCCGTTCGTAATTATAAATATTATGTAGGTAAGCTGGTTACACCACCAGCTAAATACTTTCCGTTGGATGAGGAATCAGGAACTACCATTGTGGAAGAAATGGGAACCGTGAATGGTAGTTACTCTCCTGGGGTAACTCTGGCAGCAGATCAATTAACGGATCATCCCTGCCCAAAATTCACACCATCCTTAACTGGATATGGTAATTTAGGTTTCAATACTTCTTTTCCTTCTAGTTTTGGTATATCTTTGTGGGTTAAGCTCGATAAAGCTAGATGTGAGGTGGGTTGTCACATTCTGAACTCAAATCAATACTTCGCAAATAGTGTAACTGCCTTTCCGTATAAAATTTGGTATAACAGCACAAACGGACTTCAATCGGCTTTATCTAAAGGTGTAGATTTTAATACAGTAGATACTATTGTTTTTCCTAGCGTTGCGGACTTAACACCCTACCACGTGCTAGTGAATGTTGTATCAAACGAATATCATGAAATGTATATAAATGGTGTGCTTTTAGAAAGGAGAACACTGTCCTGGGCCATCCCTTCTAGTGGTCTAAACTGGCTTATAGGGCAAGCACATGAGTATAGTAGCGGCGTAGGTAAATCTGCTTTCTGTGGGTGGCTGTCGGATATTATTTTCAGAGCAGAACCCTTTACCACAGAAGAAATAGCTATACTTAGTAATCCCAGAGTTTAACAGGAGCAGTTATGTCCAAGACAATTATTGATAGATCGTCCATTCTTTTAGGTTCTGGTGATGTTTTTGTAGTCGATGCACTCTCTGCTAACTATAGCAACAAGGAATCGGTAACGACGAAAGCCAATCTTCTGTGCCGTATGGATGGAATTAAAATATACACAAAAACGAAGAACACTATAACCAAACAGCTAGTGAACGGTATCGTTATGGATGACGATATCTTCACCACTGAAATGGAGTTCTTTCTTGAGTTCGGCGCATACGAGCACAACGCCAAGACACAATCGGTACTGTTTGGGGGAGGCGTCACAGACGTGTCTCTGGCTCTCGGCTCTATGATGGCGAGCAGAAAGAATCTTCGTTTCGAAGTAAAGTTCACTTATCCTATAGGTGATAAGTTTATGTGGTATATCTTCCCTAAGTGCAAGTCAGTATCAGATTTCGAGTTCAATCCTGGTGATAATGAAGGATTTAAGAGCAAGGGAATTTTCAGAGCGTTGCCAGCGGTGAACGAAAATGTTATCTGGTATGAAGCTACTACACCGGCATTTAACAATTATATTGTCTAGGGAGGTTATATGGATTTTGAACTTTTTTCGGATATCGATGATAATTTTTCCATTTCCTTAATGGAAAACGGAGAACAGATCAAGATTATCGAAAAACACCCGACTACTGGGTTGCTGATGAATCGTGAAGTTGCTTTGAGTCTTGCAGAAGAACTTTGCAATGTTAAAGTTCCTAAGAACAAGATTGAGTTTTTTCAGTTCATGCAGGAAGTCGATTACGAAAAGTTTGCAGTGGCCAAAGGATCAATCACAAGTATGATGGTCAATGGTGCAGAAGTCAACGAAGACACTTTGGCATTTTACGCCTTATTGCTGAAAATGGATATGCTGCCCGACTTCACGTTCACTGAGAGAGAATTGGAAACGCTTACTAAGTTCTGTAAGGTTTTTAATCTTTCTGTGATCCCTGACCACTTGGAGGAATAATGGAAAGGTTACTGGAAGAAATGATTTTGGCGTTTATAAAGTTCATGACTCTGCCGGACGTAACCACCACCAACAAAATAGCAATACTTCTTATTTCTATTTTTGCAGTTCCCTACCTGATTTACATGACCACAAAGATTTATAAGTTTTCGAAGGACCTCCCCAATATTCTTCCTAAGTGGTATGACAACAAGAAAGCACAACTACAGTTGAACTTCCCTACAAATATCCTTAGAAATAAATTGATTCAGTCATCTTTAGAAAAGATGGTGTACGAAGCAGGCGGGGATCGCGCCTACGTGCTCCAATTTCATAATGGTGGAGAGAATATAAAAGGAATTCCCTTCATCAAATTTTCTGCTACCAACGAGTGGTGCCCCATCACCATAAAGCCGGAAATGCAGAATTATCGTGATGTGCCGTTGGGAGTGTTTTCGGGACTGAGCTACGGTGTGATAAGGAAAAGAAAGCTTTATTTTCCCGATGTTGAAGATATGGCAAAATTTGATAGTGGTTCTTACGCTATATTCAAATCCAAGAATGTAGAATCTGTGTACGTATCAGGTATATTTGACTTCCAGGACTCCCTTATAGGGCTAGTTATCCTTGAGCACTTCGAAAAGACGGAGCTTGATCAAGATGAATTGTTTGCCTTTGAGAAGACGGTGGGTATCATATCGGGCCTAGTCATGTGCAAAGACGGCCAGGATCCTTCCACTTGTTATTCTGATCTGCACTAGGAGGTCGGTATGGGTTTCGTATATAAAATGTTTTCTGATGTTCAGGGATCACCTTCTACAAACAGGTTTCTCTCTGCATTTGTAGTGATATTTCCTCTGCTCGTATGGGGATTCACCGTCTATAAATCAGGAAAATGGGAACCCATACCGGAAGAACTTCTACTGCTTGTGTGTGGTGGATTGACTTCTAAGGTGGTGCAGAGAGCCGTGGAACATAAAGACACAGATGATAAGGCAGTAAACAAAGTCAAGGATGCTTTGAAATCTTATCTGGAGAAATGTGAGCGTAATGGTAACTGAACACACACCTGTATTCTGTAAGAAGCCTTGGAAATGTAATTGCGGATGTTACAACTATGATACCATTGCTTGTGTGCAGTGTGGTAAAACGGAAGACATGGCGAATTATGCTGATCCATGTGAAGAATGTGAATACAGGAAAAAGAAAGGTGTGGAGATTGATTGGCGTGTCCGTGACAATGTTAAGTACTAGGAGCTTTTATGCACATACAAGATGACAACCTTTACATAGACGATGTTGTAGTCGAACTTGAAAAATCGGATGTAGACCAAAATGTTTACGTTTATTTCATTCAAGAAGGTTTTCGTGAAGATGAGAATACCTTCTATGAAGTACACCAAGGACATAATCCTTATGCAGAAGACAAAGAGGGTTACACTTTTCTAGGAAGTGTAGTTCATGCGGCTAATCTGGAGTTGGTCCTTATCAACAGAAAGAATGAACTTAAAACTCATCTTTTGAAGAAATCTGATTCTCTAGCTGCCGAAGTGAAGAAAGGCTATTCAGAGTTAGAGGAAAGAAGCTGGGAAGTGCAAGAATCCGAAGCGCGTGCATTGATGGCCGTTTAAGACGCCAACTATTGATGCGCTTTGTTTAGCGCGAGGTTGCAGCCGGGATTACCTGGCTAAGAAGATCATAGAAAACTCTGATAATGCCCGATACGCAGGAACTGCAATTCTTTCCTGGCAGCAAGAGCTAGAAGAGAAAATAAAAACGATGACCTTGGAAGAATTTTCTGCTATGTGGGAAACTATAGAAAATAAGAGCTTTCTCTAGGAGGGAACATGCCGACTTACAGAAATGATAGTGATAAAGCCTACAGAGTGGAAGATGCAGAAGGTAATTCCGTACTTGTTTTACCTGGGCAAAGTGTTGAAACGTTTAAGATCCTTGCTTCTACTTTCACAAAAACGGCGGACACACCCTATTTTTCCTTGACTAAAGTGCGTGTAGATTTCACATCCCCGGGAACACAGACAGGTCTTTTGGGTTGTTCCGTTAT